GGTATGTATACCAGTTGGTCGTTGACCACTTCCACTTTTGCCGGCTCTGCTGATGGCTGGAGTAATATCTTGGGTTCGCTCATACGCATGAAGCTTGTTGAATTAATGTTCACAAACTCCTGCGATACGAACGTTTTTCCAAGGGACTCCTCCAGACCAATGGCAGTGCCGAGCTGTCGCCAGAATGAGTAGGCCGAGCGCTGTGTCCTGAAAGCGCAGTCGTCCCCGTTGATCATTAGCTTTGCATCTCTGAGCGTATACATACGTTTCTCAGCGAGCTCTATTGACCAGCGGCAGATGGCTGCATTTGCAATGCACAGTACCGGGAAGCTCATAATTGATCCCATCAACTGTCCTCTTTTTTGAGCTGGGTCTAGACCTAGTTTCGCGGCCTCTGGATATGTGTGTCGTGTCAGTGCATCAATTGCGAGCTCTGTCTCTGCTTTGGATACATCCAGCAGTTGACAAATCTCTCTTATGATGACTTCTGACACTTCCGGTCTTAGATTATCTGTGGCAGCCTTGTAGTCTCCTGAGATGTACACCTCACCTTCCTTCAGATCTCGACCTAGTCGGTCAAGAACGTGAAGTTCAGTGAGTGGTGCACCTATCAGGTGGAATGCAGGATGCTGCCGCAGTTGATCGTGGATCCGTTTCCAGAGGTTGCGTAATACAGTCTGTCGGAATGGGTTTCCTTTAGTGATCATTCGGATTTTTAGTGCCTCTGCTAGAGCGACAGGATCCGCCTCGTTTGGCGTTTCCGTTGCTCGCTTTAGCAGGAGAAACCAGAATTTTTCGAAGGCTGTTTCCAGCCCGTCACTCTTGATGTCCCATCCGGCCCCAGTCTCATCTTGCTCTCTTTGCTCTTCTTTGTCTTTTTGCACTAGCTGTAGATATCCTCCCGGTTTCCGGAGCTTTCTCATCTCTTGCTGTAACCAGCTGTCCTCAAAAATTGCACCGATCGCACCCAGCCCACTACGAGACTTAATGTAGTTGGCTGATGTGCTTGGGAAGAATCTCCTGAGACGGTCTTTCATTGTATATTTCACAGGCCGTTTGGCGGTGCCGGTAAACAGTTCACGAACTGTTCTGATCAGCTCCTGCTTTACGGTTTCTGGTGAGATATTCAATGTGACCTTCTCAGGGTAGTCGTCCCATGAGTGCCATGGAATGAGGGTCCTGCGGGCCATTGCAGGAAGGGACTGGGTCATTGGTCGTAAGTACTCGTCCACCGCAGCGTTGAGGTCTCCCTTTGTCGGTCTTGGCATACCCTTTTTGGTATTCAAGATAGACATGAGGAATCCTTCGCGATGCAGCGGATCGGGTTCAAACTTCAAGAAGCCCCGTACCCAGCGGTGTGCTGCTCCTCCGAGTAGCACCTCTGGCTTGTCCTGTACACTGAACGGTGGCGGTGGTAGTGTTTGTCCGTGGTTAACTGAATAGAATGCTGCGAGTTTATACTTCGCGACTTTCATCCAGCTACCCCCGGCCGCTTCCACTAGCCGTGCCCAGTGCTCGACAGTCGAGTCCAGCGAGAGAGATTGAGAGAATCCGTAGAGACGGAAGATATCGAGAATTGC